AAAGGCCACTTGTCTATGGCTAAAGAACCTGCCGCATCTGGTGCCGACAAACATCGTCGATGGCCGAGAGCCGCGAATCCACAAGATGCCGCCAAGCCCGGATCGGTGGAAGCTGCGCAGCGCGACATACCCCGGCATTGCGCTGGCGATGGCCCAGCAGTGGGGGCAAATGCTGCCGGTGCAGGCTGATCTTCTTGAGGCGAACGCACGCGCCGACGGCAAGACCTGTGTCCCTGATTTCAAGGCTGAAGCGCAGCAGCACGACGCGGCGGGGCGCGGCAGCGACACGCCGGCGGCGTGCTGCGTAGCGTCGCAAGAAGGCCCCGATGGTAATCACGGGGAGACCCTCTCACGGGAGTCCGAAGCATGACCCGTGCACGGAAAAATGATCTTGTCCTGGACGGAAACGAAGTGATGCTTCGTCTGCGTGCCGAACGGCGGCACACAAGCCAAGCGGTTCACGTCGATTGGGTCCGTTTCACAGTCAAGCTCAAGCGGGCACCGCTTCCCAGCGTCGATGATCTGTTTCCGCTGCCTGTGGCCACCGTCGCGGACAAGCTGCGATTGGATCGCATGCGTGAAGTCCTGCGAAGCCTGCCTGATCCTGACTTCTCGGCCAGCGTCCAGGCAAAAACCCTGGCTGATCAAGTCTGTGAAGCACTCGGTCCTGATTTCAGCGTGTACCCCGAAGTCAGAAAAGGCCATGACTTCTACAAGCATCGCTGGTCCATCGTGCGCAACGATGTTGAGTGTGGCTGGGTCGGCTTCCTGGCCTCGGGCAACAGCCCGCGCCAGCAAGCCCAGGCCAGCACCATTCACGCCAACATCTACGGTACGGCTTGTACCTTCGCGGAACATGGCTTCAATCATCGCTTGGCGAAACTCGTTCGCAGCACCGAAGCCACGTTGACGCGGATTGACCTTGCCCTGGACTTCTTTGACGGCCTCAAAGGCGGCATGGATCGCGTTGTCAGCGACTACACGGCCGGTCTCATGGACGTGAGCGGCAACCGTCCGACCTGCAATCAAGTGGGCCGTTGGCCTCTGCACCGCGAACGGTCTTTCTACTTCGGCAGTCGCGAAGCTGGCAAGCAAACCAACGTCTATGAAAAAGGCGACCAGCTTTTCGGCTGGAAAGCTGCAAACCCATGGACCCGCGTCGAACTGCGCTACGGCAACAAGCTGCGCGTACTCGATGCCGACATGCTCAACAGGCCTGCCGATTACTTCGCCGGGGCCAGCGACTGGCATGCCCAGGTCCTGCGCGAAGCCGAAGCCACTTTCGCAGCGCAACCAGTTCCCGTGAAAAAAAAGCTGGCGGTCGAAACCGTCAAAGCCGAAGTCACGCGGAACGTGCGTTGGTTCAGGGATACCGCGCTTGCGACGGCGGCCATGGTGTTTCAGCACGTTGGCGTCGATGCCCTGGCAAACATGCTCGAAGGCGCTCAGCTTCCGGGACGTCTGCAGAAGTTCAAACCATCAGAAGTACGGCAAACCTATGAACAGGTTTTCCGTGATTTGTCGCGCTCCGGTACAGGCCGTCCGGGTATGAGTGCTTATCAGGCCGCATGAAGGAAATCAGCAAATGAAGATGGCAAGTAAGGCCGTGCTCCATGGCATCAAGTCCAGCAAGGGCACGCTCAACGATGGCAAGGGCTTTGACTCCACCACGTTCCACCTTTCGGTGGACATCGGTGAATCGACCTTCGGCGAAAGCATGGGCATCGAAACCCGCCCGTTCAAGTTCGGCACGTCCGACGAGTTCAAGAAGTGGGCGCACCTGAAAAACAGCTTCCCGCTCGGCGGCGTGCCGGTGGATTGCGAATTCGATGTCGTGGCCGGTGCGGACAACAAGGTCAAGCTCACGCTCCTGGCCATCCGTCCGAGCCCGGCGCAAAAGGGCGCCTGAAATGTCGCGCTACGTCATCCAATCCGGCACTACAGGCCAGTTCCTGGCGCCGTCCTTTGAGGATGGGCAACCGGAATGGGTGATGTTGCTTCGTGAGGCCGGCGTCGTGGAGGACCTCGAAAGCTGTGCGCAGCTTATCGAGGATCACACAGAACCGTGGCACCGGCCGCTTGTGGTGGATCTCAACTGTTTGCATGGGGTGGTCGATGGCGGCAATTGATGTGACTTCGGTTGTAGCGCAAGTGGGCATGCAGTTCCCGCCGATCCTGGCGGTAGGCGGCGCGGCCTTGCTGGTGTTCGTTGCGCTCAAGTCCTTTGTATGGGTGAAGCGCAGCCTTGGCGCTGTTGTCGAAAGCAATGGAGTTCAGGCCAGGGCAAGGGCTGATGCGCGGCTGACTGCTCGAGCGGAGTTCGAACAAAGCCATGAGGTTCAGACTGTCAATTACGTGTCTGCTGACGAATATCGGCGGGATTACGGCGATTGGGAGCTTGATCACGCGCTTGCATCGGCGGAACGGTTCGAACGGGCGTTTGAATCGGGCACGAAGTTCGAACAGATCGCCTTCGAAGCCATGGATCCATCCGGGCAGGGCAGGGTGCAGGCCCTGGTGGATCGGGGCATGGCCTTCGGTGATGCGGTGCGTGCCGTCGAAATGCGTGATGAGGCCGTCGAGCGTGCCGAAGCGCAGCGAGTCCTCGACAAGGAAAACCGCAAGGGCCAGGAATTCGCCAATGCGGGCATCTCGGCCCAGCAGTTGGACGACTTCGAAGCGTCGTACCGCGACATGTGGGCCGATCAATCGGGCGGGCGTGTGTGATGCGCTGCGCTGTACCCCTGACCTTGCACGCCTATGAAAACGCGTCGGCATCAACACTGGTGGAAGTGGAAGTTGTTGCGCTCCTGCCGCCGTCTGGTCCTTGTACTGGTGCGCAGCTTGTTGCCATGACCTCGGCTGAGTTCTCGCAGCACACGGCCAGCCCGTTCAACCTGGACCCGGCAGAAGCCGCGCCTATCGCTGCGGCGGTGCTCGGTGTTTGGGCGGTGGGCTTCGGCATTCGCTCGGCTATTCAGGCTTTGCGCTCAAGCCCTGACGATCGGGACGAATGAGATTGCATCGGCGTGCGGCCATGGTGGCTGTACACCGCTGCAATTTCGCAGCGAAACATCAACCTTTCAAAAGGAGTTTCTGAAATGAACATGAAGACTTTCAAGCGCGCTGGCGCTGGTTCCCTGGCCCTGCTCGGTGCTGCTGCCGCCCAGGCTGCGGCTGTTGATGTGTCGGACGTGGTGACCGACATTGGCGCCCAGATCACGCCCATCGTTGCCATCGGTGGCGCCGTGCTGCTGGTCGTGGTGTCCGTCAAGGCCTTCCGCTGGGTGCGTTCGGCGCTGAGCTGATCGTATCTCAGGCGTTGCCCCAGGCCGGCCGGCTGGGGCCGCCGTTCAGTGCGTCGGTGGTCGGCGCAGCGAAGGGCGAAGGGAAAAGCATGGAATTGACAACTGACGGGCAAGGCCTTTGGCTTATCGTGGCGGTACTGGGGGCAGCATGGCTCATTTTTGGCGCCTGATTCTCGGCGTTGTTTTTGCCTGTGTCGCTTGGTCCTCTGCGCATGCGTCGATACCTACCACCTATCTCTATGGTTGGTCTCACTCGGGCTATGGTCTTTCGCTGCCAAAGGTGTATTCATCCGCGGACGCAGCTTGTGAGGCGGGTGTAACCCTTTATAAATCACACACCGGTAACACATCGGCGTATACCGTTTTCGATGGTGGTGATCCCGGTTCTTCTTACGCTCAGTGTAGAGTTAAGTTGTCCTCTGGCGGGGGATGGATCGGCCCTATCGGTTACACCAACCGCGGCACTGGCTGTCCTGTCGGCAGTTCGTCTATTGGTGGCGGTCAGTGTGAATGTGACACTGGTTTTTATGAGGACGCGGGCCAGTGTAAGCCTGTCCCTGATTGTGGCGTCGGCCAATATTGGAACGGTTCTTCCTGCGAGCCCATCCCTGACCCTCCCCTGTGTAACCCGCCCAAGGTCATCATCGGTGATCAGTGCATGCTGCCGCCTGATCCTGACGACCCTTGCCCGCCTCCGAACGTCCTCCAACCCGATGGGTCTTGTTTGCCTCCTTGTCCATCGGGCCTGAGTCGCATTGATGGCGTTTGCAAGTGTCCGGTTGGCAAGGTGTATGTTGACGGCCAGTGCAAAGACCCTGAGTGCAACCACCCTTTGGGCACTGATCTTGGGTATGACGGGCAGCAGTTCACGTCCGCCAATTACGGCGGCGGCACCTTTTGCCATGGCTCCTGTGTGGTTTATCCCTCGTTCGCTGGTCGTGATCCGGTGTCTGGCAAGTGGTTTGCCAATGGTCCTTTGACCAGTACGGGTGTCGCGTGTTCGGGTACATCAGGTAGTGGTGGTTTGCCTCCTGGTGAGGATCCCACCAACCCGAATCCCGGTGACCCTCCACCGCCTGAAGAACCTCCCAAGTCCTGCGCCAAGGGCCGGTGTCCCGGTACTGTTAATGGCGTCACGGTCTGCGTGCCGTGCAGTGACACATCTAGCACTAGCTCGGGAGGTTCCAGCCCTGGCGGCTCCATTCCGGGTAACGGCGCCGATGGCACGGGTGGCCCTGGTCAACCTGGTGGGCCGCCGGGCAGCTCGTCCACGTCCACTAGTACCACATGCAAAGACGGCAAGTGCACCACGACCACCACGACGAACACGACGGGTGAGGACGGCCAGGCCGTGGACACCAAGACCGAGACCAAGGAAGAAACCAAGGAGGACTTCTGCACCGAGAACCCGAAGTCGCCTCATTGTGTTGAGGGCTCCTTTGGTGGAAGTTGTGAAGGTGGCTTCACTTGCGAAGGTGACGCTGTGCAGTGCGCCATCGCGCAGCAGCAGCACTTGCGCATGTGCAAGCTTTTCGATGATCACTCCAGTGCTGAGGCTCAACTGTATGAGTCGCTCAAAGGCAAGGAAGGAAACCAGACGGGCGATCTTCCAGGAAACGTTACGTTTGATTTCGGCCCTGCCTCGATCGACACCTCCAGCACCATCGGCGCGTCCTGCATACAGGACATGAATATCTCGGTGATGGGCTCGTCCATCACCATCAAGCTGTCCTCTGTTTGCCAGTATCTGGAAATGCTCGGTAATGTGCTGATGGCCCTGTCGTTTCTTCTCGGCGCTCGCATCGTCATAAGGGGGTAAACATGCCTGCAATCGTCGCCATGATCATGGGCGCTCTTATCCATATCACCGGGGCGCTCGTCGGCCGTGTGCTGGTCGCGCTGGGTATCGGCGTTGTGACCTACACCGGCCTGAACACGTTGCTTGACTGGTTCAAGGCTCAGGCGCTTTCAGCGCTGGGCGCGGTGGATGGTCAGGTTCTGGGCATGCTTGGCACTATGAAGGTGGGCGAGTGCATCAGCATCGTCACCAGCGCCATGGCGGCGCGGGCCGTGATCAACGGTATTCAGGGCGACACCTTCAAAAAGTGGGTGCTGAAATGATGCGAAGCCTGCACCGTCAACGCGGCTTTATCTATCTGACCACCGGCGCGAATGGTGCCGGCAAAACCCTGCTGACCCTCAAGGACGTGCGCGAAAAGCAGGTCAAAGAGGGGCGCTCGGTCTATTACTGCGGCTTTGACATGAAGCCGGAAAAGGCTCAGGAGTTCGGCTGGCAAAAGTGCGATCCCACGCTGTGGCAGGATTTGCCCGATGGTTCCATCGTCATCATGGATGAATGCCAGGACTACTTCCCTGTGCGCGCTAATGGGGCCAAGGTGCCCGATTACGTCGAGAAGCTGGCCGTTCACCGAAAGCGTGGTTTCGACTTCTTCATGATCACTCAGCACCCGGCGAACATTGACAAGTTCGTTGTTCGTCTGATCGGTGATCCGGGCTGGCATCGCCACCTCAAGCGCACTTTCGGCGCTCAGATCACCAGTGTCATCAAGTGGTCGGCCGTCAACAACCAGTGTGAGAAGCCTAGCTCTGGCAAGTCGGGGCAAGTGTCATCCGTGCCGTACCCGAAAGAGGTGTACGCCTGGTACAACAGCGCCACGATTCACACTGCAAAGCGCACTATCCCGAAGCAGGTTTACGTCATCGCGGCCTCTGCCCTGTTGATTCCGCTGCTGGGTTACTTTGCCTGGTCCACGTTCAAGTCGGGGATGCTCAAGGGCAAGCCAGAAGCGGCCGAAGTGGCGGCCGCTGGTGACGCGCTCGGCGCTGACGTGGCCCGGCCGGTGCGATCGACTACCGTCGTCAGCCAGGCGCAGTATTTTGAAAGCTACCATCCTCGCGTCCCTGGCCTGCCGCACACCGCGCCCAGGTATGACGATGTGACGAAACCGATCACTGCTCCATATCCTGCGGCGTGCCTCACGGTTGGCGATAAATGCCGCTGCTACACCCAGCAGGCCACGCGCATGCAGATCGAGGACGATACCTGCCGGGCCATTGCTGAGAATGGCTTTTTCGTGGACTGGCAGCAGGCCCAGCAAGGCCAGCAGCAGGCCCACCAGAAGCCGTCAGCGCAGCAGCCCAGCCCAATCCCTACGCCACCTCTGCAAACGCGCCATGATCCGCCCATGGTCCAGCATGCACCGGTGCGTGCGGTGCCTGCCAGCCCTGATATGCTGGCGTGGGCCGCTGCTCGCGATCGTTGATTCCACAATGAGAAAACTTTATATTGGCATGCATCTTGCATATGCAATATCCATGCCAAACTAAAAGTAATATAGGAAAATAACCCGGCGCGTTCGCGGGCTCGGCAAGGGCATGCTACGTCGGGCGTCGCGGGCTAGTGCCCCCAAGCCCATTCAACGGCCGGGCGGTAGCGTGGCCCCTGCGGGCGCTGGCCTGCTGCTTAGCTGGCCGCGTGCGAGGGCCATGCAAACCAACCCAGTCCCCACCGCGCTCTGATAAACAATCAGATCAGGCTCGAAATAGCGGTCTGTTGGCGCTGCCGAAGTCGGCCATGTCCTGTAGACGTTCGATCTTGGCCCTGAGTTGGCGGTTTTCACGCTCCAGAGCCATGGCCCATGAGTAGTAGCGGGCCGCGTCGTTCTGCGTTTGGGTGTTGGCTACGCTGATGCCCCAGCGCGTCTCCCAAAACAGTGCCAGCATCACGGCCCGGGGTGCTTGCTCGGCGGCGCTGTAGCGCTGTAGCGTCCGCCTGGAAATGCCCAGGTGTTTGGCAACCTGGGTTGGGGTTGCTGGGATGTCGCGTAGCAGGATCGACAGCGGCGGCAGTTGTCGAGGTGATCTGAACATGCGCGACATTTTGTCGTGGTGCTTCAGGCGGTGATCGCTCGATTTGCGCCCAGGTGCCGTGCCAGCCGCTGACCCCATGCCGAAACTTTACATAATATACAAGGTGGGGTATGTACCAGAAGGGCAGAAGTGCCCGCCAAAACTGCCAGGGCGGCAGTGGTGGCCCCGCCCAAAACACGCCGGGCCATGCGCTGGCGGCATGCGCTGTCTTTCTCCGATTCGACAGCGGCAACAAGCGCCCATTGTTGGGCGTCCTCGCCTAGTTCCTCGGCCAGCGCATAGGCGACTGCTGGGCTTAGGTGTTCTCGCCGCTTTGCGTTGTGGAGCGCGGTTCTTTCCAGGCCGAGTGATCGCGCCCATTCCGGGGGTGTCTTCACCTTTAGGGCTTGGTCGAGTAGGTCCATGGTGGATTTCATGGTGCTTTCCTGTTGCGTGATGTTGACAAGTTGGCAATGGTAGTGCGGATTGTGTTGTCAAGGTGAC